TAGGCCGGGATATCTGTGATTCACATCTATCCCAGCGTATAACAACTCATATATACTCACATAATATTACATAAGGCTAACGCCTTATATAGTAATATTCAAAAGGGTACAGGCTTTGCCCTCCCCTTTCTGTACGCCTCCCTTCGGGGGCTACGAAAGGAGTCCCTTTTGATCTCCCCCTCCCCCCTCCATGACCCACGACCCCAAAACCCGCAAGCGCCGCCCCCACTACGCCAACTACTGGCGAGCCAAGTGGAAGAACAAACGAGAGCAGATGTCTGCCCACCTCAACGCCCTCAACTCGACCAAGATCCTCAAGGCCCAGGAGAAGGTCGCCCAGGTAAAGGCGATCACCCATATGCTCCCTCAGGAGCCGATGTCCTGTACCCGGCTCCGCGATCAGGTTGCCGAATGTTGGAACGAGGTGTACGGCGAGAACCTGAACTCCAACAAAGCCTGGAACATCGTTCGCCTCTGCATCAAGCATGGCCTGTTCACCAAAGACAGGCTGAACCTTTACACCTTGACGGCCGGGTAGGAGATACGCACATTGACGATCATGTCCCGATTCACCTCTTCCGAACTGGAGCAACTCGATGCTTCTAGGGAGGTGGTGTCGAATGTTGCCCAACATCTCGTTGAGGCGTACCTCGCCGCCCAGGCTAGTGAAAGAATTCCAAAGAGGGCGAAGGTGGCCGCTCATTGGCTGATCGATGACGCCGCCGAACTTGCGCTCGTACTCCAGCAACTGGAGAAGTTTAAGAACCCATGAGCCGACAAGAGATGGGCGAAGAGTGGAAGCGCTTCGTCAAGACCCTACGCCCTGAGGAACTTGAAGCCCTCAAGGCCGCTGGCGTGAACCCAGAAGATTACTTCGACGACACCCCGGCCGTCCCACATCGCTACATCTACGGAGACTCCTTTGCGGACAGGCTGGCCTTCTCCACCAAGAAGGAAGAGGAAGAGGAAACGGTGTTCGGCCCTCTTTCATCCATCATCGCCAAGGTGATCGCGTCGTTCGATTGCGAGTACGAGCCAAAGGTGATGATGAACAACGACTGCGTCCGTATCGCCCTGGGATACCGCAACTACAAGTCGATGGCTGATGTGGCGAAGAAGTACGGCGTATCCAAGGCCACGATATCCTGGAGGGTTAAACAGGTACAGAAGCGCCTGGGCATCGAGCCGAGCGTGTACATGAGAACGGAACGGACTTGCCAACGCCTTAAACACGCGGCAAACAACAGAAAGAAATGAGCGTCAGACCAGTAGACATCGCCGAGCGCCTTGGACTTGCACGGCAGACCATCAACGGCTTCATCCGTCAAGGAATGCCCATCACCAGCATCGAGGATGCCGAGGCTTGGTACCATGAGCGCTCCGCTCGCCGGGATCAGAACCTTACGCCAGACCAACAGCACGAAGACGACGATAAGGATTTTGCTGAGATTGTGGAGAAGCACCGCCGTCTGAAGGCGAGAGCCTACGATCAGTACGAGGATGACCTACGGAACCAAGATCCAAACCAGTCCAAGTCCTACGCGACCTATGACAAGTTGGTGAAGACCCTAGTGGCGCTGGAGCGCGAACTCCACGCCCGCAACATTGCCGCCAAAGAGTACATCAAGACCCAGACTGCCATCGAGCGCTTCGGGAAGGTAGTCCTATCTATCCGCAATGAACTGACCCAGTTGTCCACCAAGATTGCGGTCAAGGCGAACCCCGACTCCCCAGGCACGGCGATGAAAGCAATCGACACCGAGGTCACCAACATCCTCAACCGCCTATCGGGACAGTCCGAAGATGCTAAGGATGCCGTACAGGAAATCGTGGTACTGGAAACTCCGAAGGAAGAGGTCGCAACCGACAAACCAGATGAAATTGAATCCGACGGAGATTCTGTTTGAGAATGCCCTTCGGAGTCTGTTGGCGCCAGACCCGGACGGAGATATCATCGATTGGTTGGAGAAGAACATTAAGAATGTGCCTTACTCTCCACAACCAGGGCCATTCCGCATAGAGTCAACCCCATATCTTGCCCCTATCCTTCGGGCGCTCCAAGACCCAGAGGTTGAGACCATCGTGGTCATGGGTAATGTTCAGAGCGGTAAATCGATGGTGCTGGAACTTTGGTCTGCCTTTGTGCCATCCCGCACTCCCGGCCCGATGCTCCTGCTCCAGGATGTGGACTTGAACGCGCAGGACTGGCAACAGACCCGCCTACGCCCGCTCTGGGAGAACACGCCGCCCACCAAAGACCGCATCTCCCAGATTGATCGTAGCAAGTGGCACACCACCCAGTTTGAACGCAATGTGACTTGGGTGCTAGGTGCGAACAATGAGCGCAACCTCCAGCGCCGATCAATTCGTTTTCTAGGTGGTGACGAGTGTTGGCAATGGCCTAAGGGTCACCTCAAGCAAGCCCTTGCCCGACGCACGGCGTTTACTTGGCAGGGTAAGTCCGTCTTCGTCTCGCAAGGGGGCGTGGATGGGGACGAGTTCACCGATTTATTTTATTCTACAGATAGGTGCGAATGGTCTTTCACCTGTGTGTCCTGCAATACGCGACAACCCTTTGAGTGGTCGCAGATCAAGTACCCAGAGTCAGCCAAGACGGCGAACGGCTGGGATCTTGACGGCGTCAAGGCCGGGACAACCTACGAGTGCAAGCAATGCAAGCATTCCCACCTTGACCGCAATAGCGTCCGCTCGGAGATGAAGTGCGAGTATGTTCCGCTTAACCCAGCCGCACCAAAGGGACGCCGAGGTTTTCATTTTAATGCCCTGTCAATGCTGTGGGGGCTTTCGTGGGGAGACTTGGCCGTTGAAGCAATCGAGGCCGCTCAGGCGTTCGACCAAGGTGGCGATGAGACCAAGCGCCGGGACTTCAAGCAGAAGCGCCTTGCCCTGCCCTGGTCTGATGATCCCGATGACGGCGGCGGCGAAGTCCTGCCTAGCGGATACATGATGCAGGAGGAATGGATCGAGGAAGGCTCCAACTACCAGAACAGGCTCACTCCCCCTCCGTTTACGGACGAGATGTATAACTCACCGCACTTCATCCGTCTGCGGTTTATGTCCGTAGATGTGCAGAGGCGTGGCTTCTTTGCGCTTATCCGCGCCTGGAATGTTGAAGGCAAGTCCCGGCTCATATGGTGGGGCTACCTGGACACATGGGAACAGGTACGCGCCGAGCAGATCAAGCATAAGGTCAGCCCTAACTTTGTTTTTGTGGACTCTGGTGACGGCCCAAATATGGATGAGGTCTACCGTAACTGTGCTACCTTTGGCTGGAACGCTACCAAGGGATCTGGTAACAATGAGTTCCCTTGGAAAGTTCAGACCCCTTACGGCCTGAAGATGGCCTATCGTCCCTACGCCCCAGCCAAGGTCATCCAGGTTGGTAAGCAGTCCTGCCGTATGTTCATGTTCTCCAACTTGGTGCTGAAGGATACCCTTACTCGCCTTCGTAGGGCTGGACATCACACCTACGCTCAGGACGCAGGGGACGACTACCGCAAGCAGATGCAATCGGAGCATCGCACCACCGGGGAGACTGGACGCCCCATCTGGGTTCAGATTGGTGATCGCCCCAACCACTTGTTCGACTGCGAAGTCATGGGCATCCTTCCCGCCTTGATGGCTAAACTGGTTGGTCGCGGTAAGAATAAGAACGCCGCAGACGAAAAGCCTGTTGACAAAGCCGAAGAGGACGCAAAGGTGAAGGAGTAGCCTGTCCGCTATAATTCGCCTGGGTGGCTCTCAAGCGGTGTCGTTGTTGGTAGTGGACAGGCTATCCTTTTGACCAGCGGCAAGCACATATGGCATTCGTGCATTATCGTGGGTCTACCTCACCCAAGGGAATCTTTATGACCCTTGATGTTGTTGATATCGAGGAAATTAAGGAGAAGGCCGTTTCTTTGGTCAAGGAAGGCAAGACGATCATGGAATACCGTGATAGCGGTACGGACATCCGCAAGGACTGGCCGATTGACCCTCCAACCATCCTCCTGGAATGCCGTTACGCCCTGCAACTCAAGTTGCCAGAGATTTATGGAGCAATTGACCGTTGCCGTGTGGGCAATATGTTGAATAACTTCCGGGGACTCTGACACCTATGGCGCGCAAAAAGACTACCAAAAAGACCCCCATTAATCTTGGCGGGTCTGAACCTCTGAAGAAACAGGCAACAGGAGGCCCAGGCATCTTCTCTAATTTCGAGTCCGCTAAGTTCTCCAACAAGCGTTCTTGGATTTGGTCTTCGTGGCCCACCGATTTCAAGAAGACCATGACGGTCTTCGATCGCCTGGAGACCACGCGCAAGATGCGCTGGATGGAACTGAACTCAGGCATCATCCGTCAGGTTCTGTCCGATATGGCGCTCTACAGCGTTGGCGACGGCATCAAGGCCACGGCTCGCACCGGGTCTGGCATGGCCGACAAGCAGTACGAAGAGTACTTCGATGACTGGGCGCGCAACCCCTGTGATATCACCGGGCGCTTTAATTTTTACGAGATTCAGCACATCATCACCCGCCTTGTCTACCGAGACGGCGAATGTTTCATTATCAAGACCCGCGATGGCTCTGGTCTGCCTAAACTACAGATCATCGAAGCCCACCGAGTCTCAAGCGCCCAAAGCGGCGCTCCCCCTCCCGACGAAGTTGACGGCATCAAGTTCGGAAAATACGGAAAGCCAGAATGGTACAACATTATGCGTTCCGATGGATCTAGCCGCCGTGTACCCGCTGGAGCCGTGATGCACATCTACGAGCCAGAAGTTGCTTCTGGCGCTCGCGCGTATAGCCCCCTCCAACACTCGATCAACAACATCGTTGATATGCTGGAAATCATCAGCCTGGAGAAGTTTGCTGTGAAGATGAACAGCGATATCGTGCGTACTCTTACCCGCGAGACCGCCCAGTTCGACGGCGCCCAGTCAGACTTTGAAGCCTTCGGTATGCGTCCGCAGAGTTTCAATGACGGCGTTACTGATCCCAACGAGGCTTCCACCTTTATTGGCGGCAAGATCCTAGCCCTAAGCCCAGGCGAAAAATTAGAATCTTTTGTATCAAATCGCCCCAACCCTACTTTTAACGGATTCATGGAGCATCTAATTCGCGACTCTCTTGCGGGCATCTTGCCCTATGAGTTTGTCCATGACCCGGCCAAGGCTGGCGGTGCTTCAATGCGCCTGATCGTTGCCAAGGCCGCTCGTAAGTTTGGACACTTCCAGTCCGTCCTGATGAATCGATTGCTTACCCCTGTTTGGGGTTATGTCATGGGAGACGCTATCACCGCTGGCGCTGTGCCTTCTTGTGAGAATTGGAACAAGGTTCTATGGACTACCCCTAAGTCTGTGACCGTAGACGCTGGCCGTGATGCCGCACAGAACCGCGCTGACATCGAATACGGCCTGAAGACGATTGGTGATAACTGCCTGGAAGAGGGCGAACACTTCTCCACGATGGTTCGCCGTCGTGCCGTTGAGGCTAAGATGTTCAAGGATATGGCTAAGGAATACGATGTTCCGCTCTGGATGCTTATCAAGCCTACCAATGTTGCCCTCCAGGACATTACTGGTGAAGAGCCAAAGGAAGAGGGTGAAGACATCGACGAGGACATGGACGAGAAGTCCAGCGCCGAAATCTCAAACGAAGGCAGTAAGGTTGAAGAAGATGACGCCGAATCGGACGAACTTGAAGACCCACAGGGTAGATAATTTTTCTTTTTATTTTTTATACCATATGCGACACCTTATCAAAGCGATGAAGACCGGGCGACCCCTGATGATTCATCCTTCCATTGCAAAGTCACACATTGATCGCTTCCAGGCGCTGGAGATCACCACGGACACCAATGCCTCCGAGGTAGCCGATATCCTCAAGATGATGTTCGGCGAACAGCCCAAGATGGAGATTGTTGGCAAGACCGCCATCATCCCGGTCAAGGGTGTCATCGGGCGCGGCCTGTCCGATATCGAGAAAATGTGTAACTCCGTTGATGTGGATGATATCTCGGCCAACATCGATGAAGCCATTTCTAACCCAGCCGTTGGCAAGGTTGTCCTAGAGTTTGATTCTCCAGGTGGAAGCACCGAAGGTCTAGGCGAACTGGCCGAGAAGATCCGCACGATGCCAAAGCATTGCGAATCCTATTGCGAGCGCTCCTGCCAGTCTGCCGCCTATTACCTAGGCTCCCAGGCGAAGCGCTTCAATATCACCAAGTCCGCTGAAGTAGGCTCCGTTGGGGTCTACATGGCCTTCCCTGATGTGTCTGAAGCCTACGCAATGGACGGCGTCAAAATGGAGGTTATCAAGTCTGGCAAGTACAAGGCAATCGGCATGGAAGGCACTAGCCTCACCGACGATCAGCGCAAGTACCTCCAAGAAGATGTCAACGAGACCCACACGGAATTCAAGGATACGGTCAAATCTGTCCGAAAGTTCGTCAAAGACGAGGACATGGAAGGCCAGTCTTTCGTTGGCAAAAAGGCCGCTGATAAGGGCTTTGTGACCGGGATCGTGAGTGGCATCGAGGATGTCCTCTCCGAGTACATCGTTTGACATCAGGCCAACAGCAATAACTGCTATGACCATCGAAGAACGCCTTAATTCGCTCAAGGAAGCCTTCACCGGGAAGGCCGCCGAAGCCGAAGCCTCGTCTGTCGAACTTACCGCGACCAAGGAATCCCTTGCCGCTAAGGACGCTGAACTCGCCGCTTCTGCCTCCAAGTTCTCTGAAGCCGTTAGCGCCATCGAGAAGATGGCCGCTAAGGTTGTTGAACTGGAAGGCGCCCTCGCCGAGGCCGCCAAGAAGTACACCGCCCTGGAAGCCTCCTTCCAGACGGCTGGCAAGAAAGCCGCTTCCATCGCCGCCTCTGTTGGCGTTGATCCAGTTGAAGTCAGCCCGGTTGAAAACGCCGCTATTTCCAAGACCCCTGATGAAATCGCTCAGGAATGGGCGCTCCTCAAGAAGTCCGATCCCAAGGCCGCTCAGAAGTTCTACGACCTTAACAAGTCTGCGCTTCTCCAGGCCGCTGGCATTCGCTAATCCCTCTCACCCTCAAACCCTAAAACACTAATATGTCTAACGCAATCGGAGGCTTGACCCTCCAGTTGGTGGCTGAAGAGTCCCTGCGGACGCTCGTCCCGCAACTCCAGCCCCTCACCAAGATCGCGGTCACCGACTTCGGCGCCTATGTCGCTGAACGCGGTACCACGGTTCACACCCGCTACGCTGGCAAGTTCACGGCCGCTAATTACGCCCGCGCAACTGGCTTCGTTGAACAGGACGCCGTCTCGACGGATGTCCCGGTCACCCTCGTTGACCAGAAGCATGTAACCATCGCGTTCACCGACTACGAAGTCGCCACGCTCTCGATGGAACGCCTCCGTCGCCTCTTCATGGCTCCGATGGCTAACGCTGTCGTCAAGTCCCTGTTCGACCAGGTTCTCACCAAGGTTGATACCTCCTTCGCCGACGGTTACGATGGCGCTCAGTCTGGATTCAACCGCATCGCGGTCTCCAACATCGCCAAGAGCCTGACCAAGGCTAACCTCCCTCAGGAAGGTCGCTCGGCTCTTATCAGCCCCGATGCCTACCAGCAGTTGATCTCCGACCCGGTGATCGCCCAGGCGTTCTCCATCGGTACCTCTGAAGTCATCCGTGGCAACCGCCTCGGTATGATTCACGGCATCGACTTCTTCGAGTACAACGGCTTTGACGCCGCTGGCATCGAGGCTGGCCTCAATGGTGTTGTCTCCTGCAAGGAAGGTCTCGTTGTCGTGACCCGCGTCCCTGCCGCTCCCACGACTGGTGGTGGCGAACAGACGATCGTTACCGACCCGGACAGCCAGTTCTCGTATGCTCTGCGCTACTGGTACGACTGGTCGGCTGGTCTTCACAAACTGTCGGCCAACTGGCTCGTCGGTTCTGCGAAGGGCAACCCGGACGCGCTCCAGAAGATTTCCTTCACGGTCTAAGTTTCAGAGGGGGAAAGTCTCCCCCTCGCCGCGCCAATGCAGAGAGGCTCACCACACAAGTGGTGGGCCTCTTCTTTTGACCAGAGGCCAACGGTATGTCTATCTGGGATGAGTTCACGGCTGATGCCCAATCAATCCTTAATGAGATTGGTAAGGACATCACGATTAAGAATGTCCCTGGTGGCACTCCTGTAGCGTTTAAGGCACAGGTTACCCAGCCTATGGTTCTCCAGGATATGGAGACTGGTGGCTTCCTTAATTCCACTACTTTTGAAGTGAAGGTTCTGCGTACCGTTGCGGCCAGCCATCCCGGCCTGTTTGCCTACGGAAACATCATCAACTACGATGGGCAGGACTACCGCATCGTGGCTATCGCCAATCGTCCTCCGTCTGCTTGGCTTGTAGCCAAGGTTCAGACCAAGGAGCAATGATCACACAGTACGGTACGATTACGGTACGCAAAGGCGTAGTTACCAACGAACAGCAATTGCGCCAGACCCTTGGCGCTTACTGCATCGTAATGGGTGGCAAGGTTGCCAATCTGCTAAAGAAGCAAGCCCGCCTATTCTGCGACGATATGCTTGACTTCACTATGCCCTGGGAGGGAGGGATGGGGCATGATGGCCGTAGCGCTAGGGCTAGGCTCAATGGCGCTGACCGTGTTCAGTCACAGATCAAGGGCATCTTCTTGCCCCTCAAGTTCGTTGGCGCCGGGGAGATCCTCCAGTATGGCAACGAAGGCGTCTTCTCTGCTTGGCTACGCGCCCGAAAGAAACTGTCCAATCCTATGCTCCCAAAGTGGCTCAAGGATGGGGACAATTTCCCCGGCCTTTGGACGAAGTTCCAGCAATGGGAGTTTGCCCAGCAGGAGGCGGCTATGAGTCCAGGTCTTGTCAAGTTGGACACCTTCAACAAGGGATCTGGCGTCATCAAGAGCATCCATGAGCGTGAACGAGGCGGCAATAACACCGAGGATTACTTCAAGAACATGAAGGCCGCATCCAAGTTCGGAACTCGCTATGTTGTGGACGATGATGGTAGCGCCGTGAAAGCCTATTCCAAGCGCGTGGAAGCCCATGTAGGCCGTTTGAAGGCCGGGTGGTACACCGCTGGCTCCCAACTCGGTAGACTCAAGAATGTGGGCTACTGGATCAGGGGTAACCAATGGAACACAGGCACCCTTGTTAACCAACTGGGAAACCCTACCCGGCCTTCTGTTACTGTGGGTAACAAGGTTCAGGGACTGCATAGGGCTACCAGGGATGGGTACAAACTAGCGATCAATTACCGCAATTACTCTATGCGTGAAGAAATTTACCAGAAACTGGTCAAAAACGGCAACGCCGATATGCTTTTCCATCTTGCCTCGCACCACGGTATTGGTGGAGGATTCGATATCTCTTAATGAGCGCCCTCATCCGATCCATTGTGGAGGACAAGATTTCCTCCTATTTATCCACTAATATCACCGATACTACGGTGGTAAAGGGCATCACGGATAGCCTCCGTTCCCTGCCTATGGTTGTTGTATATGCCTCCGAATCGTCTTCCCCTAGGGAACTTGGGGCAAGTCCGCTTGGGAACTACCATGTCAAGTTGGAGGTGTATATCTACTCTAGCGCCGACGATGACACCCTTGCTACCCACCGGGAGCGTGTGTCCAAGGTTCACGGCTTAATGTCCGACATTGTTGCCCTCAAGTCCCTTTGGGGCGCTGGTGAGGGTAAACTTTACTCCGCTTGGATCGAATCTGACGATGAGGGTATGCAGAGCCGAAATCACGGCAACAAGGTAACTTACACCCTTGTGGCCGTCCTCCCACCCAACCCAGTTTGACATTAGGCCATTGGTATAACTTACCACTATGGCTCTACACGAATTCGGCGAAGCCCTTGTTTTTGGCCCTTACGACAGCGTCGTGGGTCTTGTTGTCCAGTCTGACTCCTGGACTGTCCGCTACGCCCTTGATGTTGAAGTCATGGACGAGCAGGGTCGCGTCATTACTGACCGCCTGGACGATGAGCGTAATGAAATTACCATCGAAGGCGTCATCAAGGTTACCGACGCAGTTCTTCCCGGCAATACGCTGACCTACGATAACTTGACTTGGATCGTCAAGGAAGTTACGGATCGCGGCTCCAACCAGGAGTACCGCAAACTCTCCGTCCGCGCGGTCAAGTACCAGGAGATCGCGTAATATGGAAGGCGGCATCGACAGCCGCTTCAACCAAGCCGTCAAGACTTCAATCCTAGAGGTTGAGGTCTGCGGCCGCGTTTTGAAGCCTATGTGCCTACGGCATAGGCTCATCTTGCAGGAGATTGAGTCACCCCTGCTGATCCCTGAGAAATCAGTCTCCCCTCAAGACCTCATCGTTGCCGCCCGCATCCTTTCCACTTACGACTTAAAGGAGATGCTCTCCGTTACAGCAACCAAGGCCGAAGCCGATGTATTCTTTAAACTGTTTCTTGATAACGAAGAGTACAAACGGCAGATGGATAATATGTCCGAGTACATGAATATGCAGGACAATATGCCAATCATGTGGGACAGGGAGAAGACATCCTCAAGCCGTGGCGTCCCGGTTGTCCTAGCCTGTGTGACCAACCTAACTAGGAACGGCATTGGCTACGAGATGGCCTGGACGATGCCAGAAGCAGAAGCCATGTGGATGTACCTAGCCAATGTTATCGCCGACGGCGGTGACATCAATATCCTCACACAAGAGGATTTAGACTCTATGAAACGCCTTGAGGCAATGGAAGAGAAGATCAAAGCCGCTAAGGAGAAGCGTAGCCGCCGATGAGTTCCGACGAAGTAAAAGTAAAGTTTGTCGCGGACACGACTGGCCTACAGAATGTCACCGTACCAAACCAGATCCCTGCGTCTGGCGGTGGCGCTAGTGGCGGCTCTGGATCTGGTGGTCGCGTTTCTGGCGGTACTCCTAGTGGCTCTGGTAACAACGGACAAACCCCACCAAAGCGCCGGGATAGGGCTTCCTTCCCCTGGGAGCAAGGATGGGGGAATGAATTCAGCAAAGACATTACCGCTCAATTCTCTGGTATGCTATCTGGCATCAATCTTGTTGGAGTGGCATGGGATGGAGCAAGGATGGCGGCAGAGAAGTATGTTGAGATGGTTAAATTGGGTGTAGAATATTCCCAGAAGATTGAAAAGGTTTCCCGCACTACTGGACTTTCAGCAGAAGAAATCCAGAAGTACGGTTACGCCGCCCAGATGTCTGGGGTTTCGTTTGAAACATTCGCAAATGCGATGTCTAACGCCAACAAGGAACTTGGTAAACTTACCTTATACGGCGGCACAAGCATCATTGCCCTATCAAAACTTGGCATCAATGTAGACAGCGTAAAGAACCACAGCGTAGGAGCCATCGATGTTCTGAAGAAGATGGCCGACGCCTACAAGAAACACGCCGAGACCGCCGAGATGGCCGCCCTTGGCAACCAGTTGTTCGGTGGATCATTCAAGGACATGATTCCTATGCTCCGCAATGGAAGCGCTGAAATCGAGCGTATTGCCGCCGCCGCACCTGTTGTAAATTCACAGACCATCTCTGCCTCTGCGGCACTTGGTCGATCTGGAACACAGATTGCTGAGACTGTTGGAGCAACATTGGCAGAAGACATCTCTGGATATAGCCGCGCTGAATCTATTTCAGCCGATAGGATGTCTGGCAGGGTTTCGTCTGGTGATGTCACGGCAAAGGAAGCAGTTGATAAACTGCTCCAACCAGCAAATCGCGGAATTCTTGCAACCCTTACCAACTCCGCTTCAAGGTTTGGTGATTACGCAACAGCCTTTTTTTCACCAGGCAAAGCGCTAACAGACGAGGCAACTGGAACCAGCCTTGGCGCTGGAGCCGCTCGCTTTAACGCCGCAGAGGGCATCCGTGGCGCCGGGGAAGACACTAAGACAGTCCGTGATCGCTTCCTTGCTATGCGTGGTGGCAAGTTGGAAAATCTTTCTGAATCCGACAAGGCGATTATGAGCGCATTTGACGATAAACTGAAGGATGAAGGAAAGATGAGCCTTCAGGGTGGCGTCTTCCAGGCGGCGTCCAAGATGCAACAGGTTGGTGGCGGTGATGTACTTTCTGCCATTTCGCGTGTTGACTTGCAGGAAAAGATTGAGGGTAATACCCGGAGGATGGCTGATGCTATGGACAACCTCCTTAACAAGAATCCTTTCGGTGGTGGCAACAACACACCTCCCCCTCCAGACACCAACGGCCCTCTAGCCAAATAACCATGTCATTCCCGATCTTCCAGCCCAGCGCGATTACCTTCAAGGAGTTTGGAGAGAAACTCGCTTCCACCTATGTGATGGATAAGAACTGGACTATATCGCACGACGGCTTCGGCCTCAAGACGATGCAGTTGAAGTTCACCGCAGACTCGGACAAGTCCTACGATATCGCCACCGATTTCAAGCGCGGTGACTCACCGCCGATCACCAATATGGAGAACATGACGCTCCATAAGGCGGTTGCATCAACGAACAATGGCATCGTTACCGTTACGGCAGAATACTGTGGTATTGACGGATCTTCCGACTCTACGGTCACGCAAGTCCAGGTATCCAGCGCCACATCACAGGAAGCCATTGAGACGCACCCTAACTTCACCAAGGTTCAATGCGCCGCAATTGGTAACGGAATCCCCCTCGCTGGCCCTGCGGCCTATATCTACGCGAACGAAAGCGATAAGTCAAAGAACCCAAACAAGGCTCACTTCTCACTTGTTACTACTAACGCAACACAGGTACAACAGTATCAGTTCGTCGGGTTCCTGCCCTCTCGCGATCTATCAGAAGATGTTAACCTAAAGGCTGGCATTAAGGCTTACTTTAAACCGGGCGTAACTCTGCGTTGCCTTGCATACACCAACAGCGCAGAAACGGCTCAAAAGACCGTGCTTCGCGTTGGATGGGCTAACCTTGGCAACATTGGAGCCATCGTTCTCCCGGCTCCATACAACAGCCTACTTGATAATTTTGACTCGGAACTACCGCTCACATTGCCAAACGGCATTGAGCGAAATCGAACCTACCTATGCACAAGTGCATCCGTTGAAGTGTTCGGTGGCCTCTACAAGGTCCAGGCTGATCTTATGATGTCTGGTATTATTGGATGGGATACGGACATCTATCCTTTCGACGAAACTAGCCCTCACGACTAATGGGACTAGAAGGCTTTTCAAACAACGCCTCTGGGGGTATGTCCCCTGGAGATCACCTGTACGCAAAGACTTTCAACAAGTTGGCGGCATCGGCTGACAAGGCGCAAGTTGGCCCATCAGATGGGGTGTTATTTACCTCTAACAACGGCGGCGTTGGTATGTACATCCCACAGGGCGTACAGGACAATCAAGGTGGCATACTTCAGCAGTTCCAGATTGTAGTTGAACCTTATGCCGTAGGAACCAACACAACTGGATTTTCAATCATCCGGGTTGTAAAGGGCGAGGTAGTTTGGTGTCCTAAACTCCTTCAAGAGGAATCACCAATCCCGGTTCCACTACCCCCTGCTTGCACCAGCCAGACAACCATTGAGAACTGGTTTGCGCTCCCAACCTTCCCAATCATCGACGATGAGAATGCCATCTTCATCGGTGATGGTGGCATCCGTGTTCCAAAGGTTTCTGGTATCCCTATTGGTATTTTTATCTTTAAGGCAACCAATCTCCCATTTGATCTAGACCCAATCATCGTAGCCGTACCAGACTATGTACCTACTTGCCCAGTTACATTCCCTGGAGCGCCTCCTGTCCCCCTTGCCACTTGGGAAGTTGTAAAGGTTGGTAGCGTTATCTATGTAGCGCCAGACCCAGAGGCTGACCCGCCTATTGAAGGCGGGTGGGAGATCACACAGAACTTCATCGGCTCAATGACTCTGCCTGGAGATGGTGGTGGAACAAGCACACCTCAAAGCGTCCTCCCGGCGCAACTAGGAGACGGTTCTGGTCGGACGCTCAACGCCTCTCCGTTCCAATGCTTTATTGAAAATATTAACGGATTCCGCTATCTTCGCATAGCAACAGGTACGGTGTCCTACAGTTCAAGCAATATGCCCCTTATCAGCGGTGGGGCATTTACGCACACCAAACAGGCTTGGTTTAAGAAGATTCAAATCTGCCCAAGTGGTTCTCGTACCAGTTACGAAGAAATGTTTCCCAATCCATACTTTGACCCAGACCCAACATTTTCAAATCAGACTATGGAAGAAGGTGGTGGCTATCGTCTTTTTGATACTAACGATCCTGTTATCCTCTACGCCTTTAAATGGGATGTGGATGTTGGTGTGCCACCCTTCAGCGAAAGTTCAGTAGTAAATACAGGTCTACCAACCCTAGGTTTGTTTGCCCAAAGCAATCCAGGTGACATTAACAAGGTCGAGGTTGACCCCGGCCCCTCTATCTACGAGCAGACTATGAATATCCAGAAGATGGCTGGATACGATCACTTGCCAGCGCCATTCCCAGATAGCGATTGGGGGCATTGTCATACTACTTGGCTTAACCCTCGTAAGATTGGTTATAACTACAAGGCGATTGCTACCATAATCCCGGCTGGGTCTGGAGTGTTTGAGTGTTATGTAGCGTATGAACAGCCTGGAGTTCCAGGGGTGTGTAACACCATTCAGAATATCAATCTACTGGGAGAGGCTATGGCTGGTGCAATTGTTTTCTCATACAATGGAATACCGTCACCAATTCCATTCTCAGTTATCTGGGATTACACATCAACCTCTTCTATTGGCCCAGATGCGCTAAACCTCTTTCGATCGCTCAACGCCATCCCAGAACTAACCGGGAATGTACAGGTATCTGGTAATGACGGATTTTTCTATGTAACATTTGTCAATGCCTTACAGGGACTCCCAATCGACCTTATCACCGCTAACACAAGTGGAGTTGTTAGGTATAATTACAGGTTTGAACTTATCCAGTACCACACCGGGAACCTTGATCTAACCTCTCCAATGCAGATGGGTATGACCCAGTTGATGAATGAGGAAGACCTTACGGAAGAAGATGACCCTTACAACAAGAACAAGAACAGTAGCCCTGCTTGGGATATGATTGTCAACCGTGACGATTGCAAAGCCTGTAAGGACTTCTCTGGCGATGTCACGACAGATGGTGTGTTCAATATGACTGGAGCCGTAGCCAATAATCCAGACTTCACCATTATCGGTGGTTGTACCGGGTCTGTCTGTGAGCATCCGTTCCAGGTCAACATTGACTCCGTTGAAGAAGGAACCACCTACTACTCCGTATGCTCTGGTACGGTTAATAACAAGATCCCGGATGACATCGATGCGGCCTTCACGATGGCAGACGGAGACTTGGTATGGATTCGTTGCGAGGCTGAACAGTCTGGTTCTTATGAATATCCTAAGACTGTTACCGTTCAACACGGAACAACTATGCCAGTAGATACCAATACCTATGGCTACATCAAGGTTGCCAAACTTGTTGGAACGACGATTGAACAGTATGTCACAGGTTCCCTCTGGACTGACCGCATCAAACTTGGAACCAATACGGCGAACTATTACTTCGCACGAGTCTGATGAGTTATATCATCGGGACAGAGGAATATATAAGCACTTGGGGTGCTTTTAGGTCTGTGCTGTTCACGAATGGCACACAAATCTTCCTTTACCCACCAGCGGGGTTTGTCCTTACTACTCATAACAAAGTTTTCCCTCCTGCACCTGGAGAGAGTCCATATACACCTCCTTATTTTACGCCAGACAGCGGAACACTTGTAAGACAAGACCCCAATTCTTTTACCCCATATATTGAGTTTGAGGCTAATCCATACGAACCTATGCAACCACCATCTTGGAGTGGCTACATCACCATCTATTTAGACCAAAGGGACTTCAAATATATGGTAGGCAAGACCCTAACTGCGGCGGCCACATCTGGAACCATTGATGCTAGTGCCGAACCCCCTTCAAGTCAGTACCTTTATACTAGCGTAGGGCAGGATTGGGGCTTCGGACTTACTGGCGTAGAGAAGTTCAAAGTGGTGACTTGACCCCCTTTTGACAGGGGGCAAGGCTTAGGACTATGGCTATCAATACCTACCGCTTTTGGATGGCAACCGATGCCAACCGCCTTCTTGCGAACCAGAACGCATTCATCCAGGCGTCCGCGCCTTCTTTCTATCAGGGCAATGTTGCTCAACTTGAACTTCACATCGTTGCGTCCGCTGGCGTAGGTACTGCCCCTGTTGAGGTTCCTTTCCCGGCTGGCGCCGCGATCAGCGTAGCCGTAGGCGATACCAACACCTACCCTACTGGTGGTACTTGGTCTTTGATGGTTGATACTACGGAAACAGATTCTGTACCCTACAACGCAACTACCTCACAGGTGTCCGTTGCCCTGAACGCCCTTACGGAAGTATCGTCCGAAGGTGGCTTAACCGTCTCTAAGACTGGCGACGGCTACTCGATCACCTGGAACACTTATGGCCTCAAACCTTCCATCGGCATCGGCTCCGATACCCTCACCCCCTCCTCCTACGAGTCCATCAGCCTCGTCCAAACTGGTAGTGCCGAACATAGGCAGATTGTTTTTGTTGAACTGCGCCAAAATCCGATTGCTCTAGGTGTAGTCTGGACTGCCCTTCCCACCCCATCTGTTAGCGTATCCGAAGTCCAGGCTTGGAATGGCACCAACAGTATCTGGCGGGTGACCATCAACCCCCAGCCTAGGGCCGGGACGATGACCATCTCCTACGGTAGCAAGACGGCCATCGTGGCCTACAACGCAAGCACCTCTTCAATCGCCAGCCTGTTGTCTCCAGCCCAAGTATTTTCCACCGGGCAGTACCAATGGGACATCGCCATTGCCGAGGACAGCGTCCTTACTGCGGTTGGAAGTCTTGTTGGTTACAACGGCTTTTCTGGATCTATCAACTTCGCCACGGCAGAGTGCCACCAGTTCCTCGCTGGCGCTGAACGCAAGTCTACCGTACTTGAGGTTTCAATCAGCCTAGACGGCAAGCGGTACACGCTGATCCAGACGCCTTGCAATGTCTTTGCTGATGTTGTTTCCGACGGCGTACTCGTCCCGCTACCCCTTGGTACGGCTATGTCCGAACAGGTTGCCAATGCTCGCTTCGTGCGCCGCGATGTAGACCAAAACCCGGATAGCATCACGCAGGATATGATTTGGCAGAACCTCGGTGTCGATACGCTCGGTTCCGATGTTGTTGGCGCACTTAACCTAGCGGACTCTCCTTCGGCGGCCAATCCGTTTGCTACGATTTACGACCTCGCTGGCCTTGGAGCCACTTGGGGCAACATCACCGGGACGCTCTCTGACCAGACTGATCTCCAGTTAGCCCTAGACAACAAGTACGATGCCAGCAATCCGTCTAACTTTATCCAGGAGGCCAATGTCGATGGGAACCTCTATGGTCGTATGAACGGTATGTGGGAGGTTGTCCCAAGCCTTACTGGATATGCAACGGAGTCTTGGGTTACTTCGCAGGGTTATCTCGGCTCAACTGGCGGGACTGTAACAGACGGTAGTATTGCCCTACAAAGCACATCAAACACTAATTATGCTTATCTAAACGAAGGTAGTATTTTCTTCTCTCAGACACACAACATATCTGGGGAAGGTTGTCAGTATGGTGTCAGCGGAGTCCGTATTTGGAATGACCAACTGCAAGAAGGCGGGTTCTCAGTATATGGACTAAAGTTCTTTGACGGAACCACTCAGACTACTGCGGCCACTTCGTTCGATCCTACTGGATACGCTACGGAGTCGTGGGTTCAGTCCCAGGGCTATCTCACTTCTGTTCCACCGCCCGCTTTAACTGGCCTTACCAGCGATATCAGTTGGGACAACTACTCCAATACTGGCCGATTTTTAATTACGGGTGGGAGTAGTCCCGATGGAATGTTTTTCTCTGCTCGTTTTAATTTTGATACTTTTGTTCCTAATCAGCCAAGCACCGGCGATTTCTGGTTCAACGGTACGGATTTTTTCTATCAAGGCGGCGGGGTAAAGACGATTGCCTCGCAAACCTGGGTTACCAGCCAAGGTTACGCTACCACAGGCCAACTTTCTGGATACGCCCTGCTTGCTGGTGCTACCTTTACTGGGAAGGTCAACACGACAGTCACGGCCACGACCGCGCCGATTAACATCGGATCGCAACTTACTGCACCGACTACTACTGTCGCTGGAGATGTTTGGATTGGTGCTAATATCAATTACAAGTCTTGGGATGGTATCACAAAAGCCGTAGCCAACACCAACACGACAAACCAGTTCACCCAAGGGCAAGCGATTACGGTGAACTCTGCGGTCAACGCATTCCGCATCAACCAGCAAGGCACAGGCCCAGCGTTGGTTGTTGAGGACAGCGTATCGCCAGACGCTACGCCATTCGTCATCGATGCGAACGGCAAGGTTGGCGTAGGCGTCGCCCCGGACGCTACTGCGGCCATCAAGGTTGATGCCAACGGCATCTCGTTCAACGGACTGGTGTTCAACCCGACGGCTACCGCCGCACATACTGGAGGCTCAGACACCCTAGACCTCCTAGTCACCATCAACGGAACCAACTACCGTCTCGGTCTTCGCCCCGCTTAATTTATGATCCTCGCGCTCATCTCCCTGGTCATCGGCTTCATCGGTGGCTTTATTGCTGGCGTCAAAAACGCCGACAGTTCCAAACTCTCCAAGAGCAAAGAACTCCTGGATGCCCTCAAGGGCAAGAAGTAATCCCATGTGGCGCACCCTTCCAGTTGTCCTGCTGGTTGGGTGCGCTACGACTTCTGATCTCCCCAAGCAACCCGACGCCCCTACTAACGAGGGCATCGTTGCCACGGTTGGCAAGGAGTGGGATACGGCCGATCAGAAGGTGGCCGCTTCTATCTCCGTAGCCCGCGAGAACTCCACCAAGCCAGAAGTGGTCAAGGCTGAGACCAGCGTTGCCCTTTCCTATCTCCCGGTTCCCAAGCCAGAGGAACTAGCGCTTGCCCGCCAGCGGGCTACCAAGGCCGACCAGAAGGACTACGCCCAGGCTGAAGCCTTTGGGAAGAAACTCCTCACCAAGATAGACGCCGACTGGGCTAAGGTTCAGGCAGACTCTGCCGAGGCCAAGCGGGTCTCTGGACTGAAGGACAAGCGCATCGAGGAATTAACGCAGGAGGTCGTCCGCGTTAAACAGGAAGCCAGTAATAACATCTGGACGCTGACAGGTGCGGGCCTCGCCGTGATCGGTGGCCTAGCCTGTGCCTTTGCCTCCCCCCGCATCGGTATCCCCATCCTTCTGGCTGGAGCCTTCTGCGGCGCCATTCCCTTTATCATCGATTCCCCTTACTTCGCTTACATTGCTGGTGGTACGCTCCTCGCCGTCGCTGGCCTGGGCATCTACTGGCTCTGGGATAAAGTTAGGGACTCGGTCAATAACGATGTCCCCCCCTCCCCCCAGTAACCCAGACGACTACCAACAGGTAGTAAAGGATGGGGTCATCGCATCCGCGCTAGGCTCGGCCGCTATGGTGGCTCGCCTCCTCCTCTCTACCGACCCGGTCTCGCCTGGGTGGGTATTCCGTCGCATATTTGCCGCCGCTATAACCGCCGCCTTCGTTGGCTGGGCTGTGGCCGAACACATCCAATCTACCCCACTCCGCTTCGCCGCAGTTGGCGCCGCCGGGTACGCCGCGCCAGAAGTGCTGGACTATGTCCTGCGCTACATCAAAGCGCGTGGCGAAAAGGAAGTGTCATCCGTTAAGCCCAATGCGAAAAAGAAACCAGCCAAGAAGCGCGGATAACAATCTGCTGATCTCCGCAGGGATTATCCTTGGCATCGCCACCCTGTGCGCCGTCTACACGACTACCGTTGTCGATGGGGTCTTGAGCGCCTTCTCCTCAACCGAGGCGATGGTTATGCTGATCACCGATAGCGGTATCAAGTCCGATGACCTCAAGACCGAGCGTCAGTTGTCCGAGGCAACCCTTGCCCTTCGGGCTTCACGCGACATCGCCGTTGCCCTGAGCGTGGCTTCCTTGATGATGGGGCTGGCGCTTGGATGGCGGGTTTGGGGGCAAAAGGGGAATAGCAGGACACCAACAGGTCTACGATAACGCCTTGGCGGTACCTTTTTGTCATTATGATAGGGCAGTTCCTGTGTAAAACAGGGCGGCGCCCACCTTTTTGGGCGTAATGATGCCGTTAGTGATCATCGCCTTGATGAGGGCGGCGGCTTGGTCTTGGTCTAGGCCATAGTCCGTTTCCAGTTCCTTGATCATAGCCCCCCTGGAGGTGCAAGGCTTGGAGGCGAAGTGAGCGTACTGCTCCCCAACCTTGAGGAGTTCAAACTTGGATGACAGCGGCGCAACCTCCCAGAGTACCTTGCCCTCGGCGTGGCGCAACTTGATGGACAGGGTGGGCTTGCCGTCGGGCATCCGCATCCCGGCCAACTTGCCACGCTTGGTCAGGTTGAAAGAGAAGATCGGGTAGTCCTTTGACTCGCGACGGACATTGATAATCGCCCTCGCCCAGTTTACGAGTTCGGAACTCCCAAGGCCGCTGTATGCCATATCGCTAATGGTCTGGCCGTCGGTAACCTCCTTGGGCTTGGGCTTACCTTCGTGGTGGGTAAAGACGATGATGCACCCGGTGTCCTTGAGGATGGGCTGGATAAGATTACGGAGGAAGTGGGATGCCACCTCCTGTTTGGATAGATCCCCACCTACATACGAAAGAAGCGGGTCGCAAAAGATGACATCAAGTTTCATCCGTACCACAATCTTGCGGACGAGGTCAGCGAAGTCCTTGCCAGTCTTGGTGGTCTCGGTGAAAAAGCGGAGGTTCTCACGCAGGAGTACCTTGTCCTCCCTGGACAGGTTCATCGCCGAGGTCACGCCTTGGTAGGACTCGGCAAGGTCACCCACATCGCACTCAGCCTGGATGACGCCTACTCGGAGCGCTCGCTTGACCGGGATGCCGAACAGTTCGCGACCCAGCGCCCAAGAGCAAGCCGTCTGCATTGTGAAGGAGGACTTGCCGATACCAGACTGCCCGGTGATGAGCAGGGAGCCACCACGGCACAGCCAGCGGCCGTGGCCGATCATGTGGTTAGGGTCGTGCTGGGTATCGTAGGTCTCTAGGAAGTCGGTACGCAGTTCGTCGGGGAGGTCTTGGCCGTCCTTCCAGATAACCCAAGAGTCCCAGTCATCGGCGCCCACCTTGAGCGCCAGAACCTTCTGCTCCTTCTCGCCACGCATCACGCCGCCTAGGCGAGACCAGCGGGAGGGGTTCTTGTTCTGCGGGTCTGGTTCGTGATCGGTGAGGAAGTCATACACCGTATTACGACGCTCCTCCCATTGCTCCTTGGTCTCGGCATCCACCTTCACCCAGGCGTGGACTGACTTGCCGCCAGACTCGATGAGCGCCGTGATAGGAAGGTTGGACTGGTGGAAGATGGCAATCTGTTCGTCCCGGCTCTTCTTATCGAACTCAACCAGCACATGGCGATAAGCCGATACCGAGGTGTCCGTGCCATTGAAGTCATCTGGCTTGAAAGGATTGATGCGAATCCAAGCGCCCTGCTCGGACTGCTGGTAGTGCTTCTTGCCCTTGGCGTCTGGGCTAAAGAAGCGGGTGATCCATTCGGCTCGCGTAAGAAAGTTGCCCTTGCTGGCCGGGAAGTACTTGCCGTCGTCATTCTGCCCAGCCTCATTGGTGATGCAGACCATCTCGTCATCCTTGAAGGCGGCGAGCAGTAGGTCAGCCGTACTGATAGGCATAGCGCCAAAGGCAATCTCAGCCACGCGCTTAGGGTCGAACATCATCCGACCATTGGAGCCAACCGAGCGCTCCTGCTTGCCGAGCCAACCCTTCGGGCGTTCGTGCGGCTTCACATAGGCGTCGTTCAACTTGTGGCGCAGATCCTTCTCACCCCAGGCTGGGGCGCAATGCGAGAGGTTCCACTCCTGAAGCAGAGACCACGCATCGTCCCAGCCCAGTTCAAATCCGTGGGCGAGGATACTTGCCGCCCGGTAGGTGGCTGGATGCCCACCCTGTCCAGAGACAGCGGGAGGTAGTTTAGCAAGGTAGGCTCTCGCCCCCTTGACTCGGTCTTGGGCTGTCATTGTGGTCTACTTGTAGTAGTTGATCACCAATGGCAGACAAGCGATATTGTAATCAATCCAATCCCTAGCCATCTCATCGTCCCAACTTTCGTTTGTTTCGATTAGAATCTTGACCAGAGAATGGAAACTATAGATGAGGATTCCGTTTGGCATTTTGCCAACGATGGCCTTGTCGAAGGACTTGCGAGGCTCAAGCCTCGCTCGTTCCTTGGCTAGTTTTGTTTTTCGCTTCATCTTGGATAGTCTCAATCATCGCAATGCGTTCGCCAATCCATTTCGCACAAGGGACTGCCCAGGAGTTACCAATGGCCTTGTACCTAGGGCCAGCGGGGCAAGCGTCAGCGGGCTTACCCTTCCACGGAATCTTGGTGTGGTCATCTGGGAAGCCCTGGAGTCGCTCACATTCCTTTTCTGTGAGCCTTCTCACAAGCATCTCATAATTGCTTGCCTGTGCAACTTTAGTGATCTCATCAATTGCTTCATCGGAGCATCCACCGCGCGACCCCTTGGCAGTTGTAAGCGCCGAAGTGACCACAGGCTGTGCAACGGCTTGGCAATGGGACTTCGTGATGGCGAACTGCGGGTCTCCCGGCTCACCGATGGTGTTACCCCAAGAGGTTGAACTCGGGGACATATTCTCCGTGTTGATAGGGATAGGCTGTCCCACGGCGTGTGGCCCTTTGGCAACCAAAGTGACCATCTGCTCCTCCTGCTTGATGTGAGGTTCGTACTGGGCGTTGGCGCCCTGGTTGAATGCCGCACGATCAAGGACAACAGGCTCGGGTACTAGGACGGCCGGGAAGCGGTTCTTCTCGGGCATTGTCTGGCCCTTCGCTAGAACGGCGTCGAGCGTCTGCGTTACTTGTCCTCCGTCCCAGAAGCACCCTCGGCTACCTTCTTCTCCAGCGCCCTTCGGAGCATTTCTGGGAGAGGCTTGCCGCGAGCCG